CGGTAGCATTGATCCATTTGCTGAAAATATTCGCAAGATTGGATCTTATACGCCCGGATCGTTTTCTCGGTTCAGCATGCTGTCGGGCATTGATGACGAGACAGACATACTGCAACCTGATGAGATGGTAGCACAATTGTTGGCAGACTCTGTAAAAATGCAGGAGATGTTCAAGATTGTGTTCATGGCAGCCGAAGAATTAGGCGAACACGGTCTAAGTAATTTCTTGGCTGATCGACAAGACGCACATGCAAAACATAGTTGGCAGTTACGTTCAACACTTAAATAACAATGCGGCCTAGGCCGCATTTTAACGGTAATTCAATGATAAAACTTGATAATTCAATTGGCAAAAACTTTTGCTACGCACCTTGGACCAACATACACATCAATCCACAAGGGTCTTACAAAACCTGCTGTGCTGGCGAAGTTGCCCTGGCAGATTTACGAATAACCCCAATACAAGATGTAATTAAATCTAGCCAGATCTTACATATCAAACAGGCAATTGCAGAAAATAAAACTCATGAGAATTGTTCTATCTGTGAAAGACAGGAACAAATGACTAGTACCAGCGAAAGAAATTGGTATAATGATATATCAGAAAGAAAAACTATTAATCTTGATACTATCCAAGATCAGCATCTACAAAACTTAGATATACGTTGGTCTAATACCTGCAATCTTAGTTGTACCTATTGCGGTCCCGAAGCAAGTAGTATATGGGCGTCTCATCAGAAAATTCCGTTAGAAAGATTAGACTACAGGAACACCATGCCTGGAATAATCGCATTCATTGAGTCAAATCAAAGTACATTGAAAAATCTAGGACTACTTGGTGGTGAACCATTATTGCAAAAAGAAAATGATCAATTGCTGGATGCCATTGGCCCTGATGTACATATCAATCTAATAACAAACCTAAGTGTTCCATTAGAAAATAATCAAATATTTAAAAAGTTACTGGACAAAAATCGTGTGGTGTGGGATATCAGCTTTGACACAGTAGAGCAGAAATTTGAGTATGTCAGGCATGGAGCCAGTTGGGATTTACTGTTAAAAAATATCAGGTATCTGCAGGATGCTGTAAAGGATCGGCCTGGGCATTTAATTGGGGTAGCCAGTGTGTATTCGGTTTACAACGCATTAAATTTATCACAGGTACACGAATACTTTGCCGATAATAATTTGCCAAATATGAGATGGAATGAACTTAATAACCCTGTTGTATTATCAGTAATTAATTTACCTAAACAATTTAGGGATCTGGCAGCACAAGAGTTAGAAAAATCTATACCGTACCATAAATGGCATAGACAAAAAACTTTCTTACAAGAAATGGCCAACAGCATTAGAAACACAACTACCAGCAAAGACAACTGCAATGATTTATATGAGTGGCACTCCAAGCAAGAGCAGACTTATTGGCCCGACTTCAAATACCGGTTTGCTGACTTATGGCCGGAGTATCGAACATAATGGTAATAGTTTATATCCATGGTGCCAGTGCTACTAGTGAGAGTTTCAACTATATTAGAGAACACGTGGGCGGCAACGATTGGCTGATCAATTATGATAGTCGTAACGGGTTTGAAAAAAATCTAGCTGATATGCGTTATCAGTTGGCAAACAAAAAAGACATGTTCTTCGTTTGTCATAGTCTAGGTGGTGTGTATGCCTTGCACCTGGCAGCTGAATTCCCGGATCAGGTGCTGGGAGCAATTACACTAAGCACTCCTTATGGCGGCGCCGAAGTTGCTGATGTGGCCAAGTATTTTTTGCCGTACAGCAGACTGTTAAAAGACATTGGACCAAATTCGTGGGCCATGCGGTATGCCAGAGATATCCAAGTAAAACAGCCATGGTGCAACATAGTTACTACACAAGGTGATTCACCTTGGTTATCTAAACCCAACGACGGAGTAGTAACAGTGTCCAGCCAAAAGAAACGCAATGATATCATGGAACTGATTGAACTGGACTGTAATCATTATGAAGTGGTATTGAACACCGAGGTTGTTAAACTTATTCAACAAAGGTTACCACAATGATAGGTGAAATGCTGGTATGGGGATTTTTTAGTGCCATGGGCTGGATGGGTGCAAACTGGACAGTGGATAAAATACTCCCTGACCAACCAGTCAAAGAAGAGCAAGTGTGTTCTGCTTGGAACGAAGAAAAACACGCCGACGGAACAGTATATAGGACTCGCATTTGCGAGTCTCAAGCAAAGTCTTCACTTTAGGACCGTGAGGGCGCGGCTGCTGCGCTAACATGATAGGGAGTCGTGCCCTGATGCATTTTAAAAGTGAGCAAATTTATATTGCTATTTCCTTGGCAATACTATATACTAGTGCTTTAACTAGGAGACTGTATGTCCGGATCAAGAATGTTCTCATCAGAACAAAAAGCCAAACTCACTCAAATCTTCAATGAAGGCATGGCAGTCATGCAAGAAGTTGAAGACCTTAATGCAGGACTCAGTGATACCATCAAAGCAATTGCAGAGGAGATGGAAATTAAACCTGCTGTACTCAAAAAAGCAATCAAAGTTGCACACAAAGCCAAACTAGGCGACGAAAATGCTGATCATGAAGAACTAAACAGCATTTTAGAAACTGTGGGCAAAACTCTTTGATTGACATTGTCAAGGGCACTATCCAATGGATTCAAGATGATTATCACTCTCACCCTGTTCGTTTTATCATTGAGTGCATGGCCTGGCTCATATCCATTGGGTGTGCTCTTACCATGTCACTCACGGTGCCAAATGTTCCGTTAATTGTACTTTATCCATTATGGATTCTTGGGTGTGCTTTGTACTCCTGGGCTGCTATCACCCGAAGATCTTTTGGTATGTTGGCCAACTACCTGTTACTAACTACCATAGATTCCATTGGTCTTGCAAGATTACTACTTAACTAATATAATACATCCTATGACTTATAAAAAAATTACACTAGGTTTTAACAAAACATGGGTTGATGGTACTGACACACCACCAAAAATAAAACAGTGGGCTGATATAAATATACCAAATAATTACACAATTGATTGGTATGATGGCGAGGATCATGATATAGTTTTTAATCTAACAGCAAAAAATGTCAGCGAGAAAATTGTATCTTTTGCAGTGTTAAGTTTACAAGGTATGAAGTTGTTAGAAACAGAAAATTACGAAACGCATCCTGATGCCAAACACTTGTTTGATTTTGGCGACGACTAATGAGCTACATTGACGCACTATTTGCAAGAGACAAAGATCGCATTCATGTTGTAGAAAGAATCAACGGTGAACGAGTATACAAAGAATACCCTGCCAACTATCTATTCTACTACGATGACCCCAAAGGCAAGTTTCGCACAGTTTACGGTACGCCAGTTTCAAGATTTAGTACTCGCAACGGCAAGGAATATCAAAAAGAAGTAAGAGTTAATTCAAACAAACGACTATGGGAAAGTGACATCAATCCGGTGTTTCGCTGCCTGGAAGAACATTATTCAGGTGTGCAGTCACCCAAGTTACACACAGCTTTCTTTGACATTGAAGTTGATTTTGATCTGGTACGCGGCTACAGTCGTCCCGAAGATCCGTTTAATGCAATTACCAGTATCTCGGTCTATCTGGACTGGCTGGACAAAATGGTAACCATGGTGGTTCCGCCCAAGAGCTACAGTTGGGAAACTGCACAGGAGATCTGTGATCGCTTTGACAACTGTTTCTTGTTTGAACGTGAAGAGGATATGCTGAACACATTCCTTGATCTGATAGATGATGCAGATATTCTAAGTGGCTGGAACAGTGAGGGATTTGATATTCCATACACTACCATGCGTATAATTAAAGTGTTGAGCAAAGACGACACTCGACGGTTATGCTTGTGGGGACAAATGCCCAAACAGCGTACCTTTGAACGATTTGGCGCAGAACAACTTACCTTTGACTTGATTGGTCGAGTACATCTAGACTACATGCAGTTGTATCGCAAGTACACTTACGAAGAACGGCATAGTTATAGTCTGGATGCCATTGCTGAATATGAGTTAGGTGAACGTAAGTTGCAGTACGAAGGAACTCTTGATCAATTGTACAACAAAGACTTTGAAAAGTTCATTGATTACAACAGACAAGATACCATGATTTTGGCCAAGCTGGATCAGAAACTGCGCTTTCTTGACCTGGCCAACGAACTGGCGCACGACAACACAGTGCTGTTGCCCACCACAATGGGCGCAGTGGCAGTTACAGAGCAAGCAATCATCAACGAAGCACATCAACGTGGTCTAGTAGTTCCTAACAGAAAGAACAGAGATGATCAAGGTGACACACAAGCGGCAGGTGCCTATGTTGCTTTCCCAAAAAAAGGCATGCACGACTGGATTGGAGCAATTGACATCAACTCGCTCTATCCCTCGGCTATTAGAGCCCTTAACATGGCGCAAGAAAGTATTGTCGGGCAACTCCGGCCAATAATGACTGAGCGGTACATTGCTGACAAGATTGCAGCAGGTTCAAGTTTTGCCGATGCCTGGGAAAACATGTTCGGCAGTCTTGAGTATACAGCAGTAATGGCAGGTGAAGCAGGTACCGAGATCACCATTGACTGGGAAGGTGACGGTCGTAGTGATGTGTTGAGTGCTGCAGATGTATGGAGACTGGTCTTTGACTCAAATAAACCTTGGATGCTTAGTGCAAATGGCACGATCTTTAGCTATGAACAAAAAGCCGTTGTACCCGGATTACTGGAACGATGGTACGCGGAACGAAAAGAACTCCAGGCAAAGAAAAAGGAATCCACAACTGACGAAGATCGAGCCTTCTGGGACAAACGACAACTTGTCAAAAAGATTAACCTTAACAGTCTCTACGGTGCGATCCTTAATCCAGGTTGTAGATTTTTCGATAAAAGGATTGGTCAAAGTACTACTCTTACTGGACGCATCATTGCTAGGCACATGGATGCATATATCAATGAGTGCATATTCGGTGAATATGACCATGTGGGTAAAAGTATCATCTACGGAGACACTGATTCATGTTATTTCACAGCTTGGCCAGCAGTTAGAGAAGAAGTTGAATCCGGCAGAATGGAATGGAACCAAGACATTTGCACTCAGTTGTACGACACCATTGCAGACCAAGTCAATGCCAGCTTTCCGGCATTTATGGAACGAGCCTGTCATGTACCCAGATCTAACGGTGAGCTAATCAAAGGTGGACGTGAACTTGTAGCCAGTAAAGGTTTGTTTATCAAGAAGAAACGCTATGCTCTACTAATGTATGATTACGAAGGCGTCAGACTAGATACCCACGGCAAGCCAGGCAAGGTCAAGGCCATGGGGCTGGATCTCAAACGTAGCGATACTCCCAAAGTGGTGCAAGATTTCTTGAGTGAGTTGTTGACTGCTGTGCTCACTGACGCCAAACGAGAAGAGATATACGATCGTGTGCGTGAGTTCAAGATTGCATTTCAAGACCGACCTGCATGGGAAAAAGGTACACCCAAACGTGTGAACAACTTGACCAAGTATGGCAAAGAAGAAGAACGACTGGGTCGTGCCAACATGCCCGGGCATGTTCGTGCTGCACTTAACTGGAACAATCTACGTCGCATGCACGGAGACAATTACAGCATCGCTATCGTAGACGGGATGAAAACCATTGTGTGCAAACTACGAGACAATCCGCTGGGCTATACCAGTGTGGGTTACCCAACAGATGAAACACATATCCCACAATGGTTTAAAGATCTACCGTTTGACGACAATCTAATGGAAGCCACCATTGTTGACCAAAAGGTGGAGAACTTGTTGGGAGTATTGGCATGGGATATTCCCAGTCACACAGATATCAAGACAACTTTTGATAGCCTATTCTCGTTTGATTAAATATCTATGTACACAATCATTAACGGTGTGTGGCAAAGATCAATGAAACTGCACGAATTGGTATTATTGCGTAATGAATTACAGAAGGCCATAGAGCTCTCTACGATCAAGCTCGAGCTTGAAAAAAATAAAGCATCCTTGCAATCCATGGCCACACTTGGCA